TCCCCCACGCAAAGGCAGAACCTTATGCCCATGTGTTACCATAGACGGAAACAAAATGCACTGCCCAACTTTTACATCCTTGTTTGTAAACTCTTGTCTAGGAAAAACAAGCTCCGCACCAGCATAATCGTTGTTGAGCTTAACACTGCCTGTGAACAAAGAGGCATCTGTGTGGAGGCCTAATTCAGTCTGTGTGTCCATAGAATAACGCATGGTAAACGCATCACGCAACCCAAGGTAGGCTTCTGGATGCCAATGCTTTTCACATATCTTGCTTAACTTATTGGACCATTGCTCTGATATTTCTTTCCAAAGGCCTATTTCTTTTAGCCTAATCTCTTGTGCTGGAAACTTATCGCCATCAAGCTCACCCCATCTGCCAAGTCTCTCAGACGCTTGGATGTACCTTTGGCACTGACTCTCTGTCATAAAGTCCGTTACCAATATCTCTGGCGCAACTTCTTCATACTCCAAACCTTTATGGTATGCGGGAGATAATACCTCTGCCTCTTCTACATAACCAAATTTATCTGCAAGCTTTTTAAATCGTACCTTTGCGTCATCTCCACCATTCCCATGATAAATACATGGGCAGCACATACCGTTGGATATTTGACCGTTGATAATCTCAACATCGTCATCGCATTGAAAGATGTAACCTTCATAATCCAAATTGGCAGAGGCCGTAGATTGCCAGTCAGATGACAAAAATCTTTTCTGCATCCATAGTTGATCGTCAGAATCATTGGGCACTGCTTCATTTAAAAACTGTTTAAGCGCACCCACATTGCCTATGTAAACGCCGCTGTTTAAGTACCTATAGATTGTTGACAAAGGGAACTCTGACGCCATTGTCGGATCAGGCCAGCAATTTTTTTCCGCTGCGAATATGATATCCGCACCCATATCTTCATATCTCTCTAGGATAGTAGGCAGGGAATCGTTTATGATAACATCATACCCGTCCACGAACAAAACAACGTCATCGTCATGCAGTGAATCAATGTGGTTGCGTACAAGATTAATCTTCTGCCCACCACCTTGAGCTTCCATTGTACCACCTGCCCAAGTAACCTGACGACCCAGATTTAAGTACGTTATCCCGTGCGCTCTTGCAGATTGCTCCAAAGCCCACATTTTATTTTTATTCGTTCCAACCGTAAGTACATGTACCTGCATTGATTCCCCCTCAATCGTGCTTGGTCTAACTTCTCTAGGTATCTGCTTTACAATCTCTGGTGTAAAGAAAAAGTTCGATTGAACTTTTAACTTAGCGGGCACCCATTCATCTACGGGGATGATAGCATCCTTGTAGCCTTCTATCAATCTCTTAGCGGTTTTTGGTCTAATAGCGTAAGCATGACAATTATACCAATAGCCAAGAGTATTAAGGCGGTATCCCAACCAAACGCTGTCATGCTCCTTCAATAGAGCCTCTACCGCACTAGGGTCAATGCTGTCGTAAACCGCATCTTCTTCAAGGATTATCCCGTTGCGATTAGAGTTAGCTATTTTCTCCCAAACTCTAAGGTGGCTTACAGCACACCCAAATTCTGTAACTAGCAGGGGCCTGTCGAGTATAGGATCTCTCCACTGTATATCCCTAACACAGCCCGTCTCTTCCTCTACGACATTCCAGTCTTTCCCTCTGGCGTCATACGCTGAACCGTGCAGGGATATCTGATATATCTTCAATCACTAAGCCCAGTTGCTTGCCAGTGTAATTCTTTCAGCCTTGTTTTTCCCAGCCCTGACTTGATGCGGAATATATGATCGAAACACAATAAGCCTTCTTTCTAGTGGCTCACTTACAATAATGTCTCTGTTGTCTGGAAAGCCAAACATATCTTTGTATGGGGATTTAAACATAGTGCCAGACGAACCCTCTGGAGATTTTGCATAATATATACAACTTAGGCGTGACTCACTGTGAATATGCTCCTCAACGAACTCTCCAGTCCTATTGAAATTAACCCATCCATTTGAATAGTTCATAGGCTCTGATCTCTTATGTTCAGCCGCATAGGAGTCTACAGCTTCCTGAACCTTGTTGTTGTAAAACCTAAACCTTTCATCTTGAAAAGGATCAAACCCAATAAAGGTTGTGGTATTTGTTGCATCCCAACCTTCTGGGTTTTTACCTTTAAAGTTAGATCTTACTTCATCGCAAAGAGAGCAAAGAGTTTTATTCTCCTCTTCCGTAAGAAGATTATCTGCGAACAGAAATGCACTGCCCAAAACACTCATCATCTGCATAGACATAATTACCCCCAATAATTACGAATTATATGTTTCTATAGTATATAAAATTCTGTCTAGTATCCGTGCTTGCCGCTGTAATAGATTCGTTTGGCCCAAGATAGAAAAGACCGCTAATAGGTCCAACCCATTGAGTTTCTCCACCTCCCTTATGGATCAAAGAACCGGTTGTACCTTGTATATTTTCACTATTGGTAAACCAACTGGTAGACCCAGTATACACAACTCCAGCCCTATTCGACTTAGTTCCTTGGTAGGAATAAATTCCTATTACCCCTGTACTTCCAGCAGTAAAACCCGTTCCCTGTATATCGCCGCCACTGGTCCACAAGCTGCTGCCACCAGAAGGTGCGTCTGTATACAGCTTGTCCCAGAAGGAGAAACTTGGAATAGACAAATCAGATTTTAGATTTGTTTCTGTAGTGCTGTCTACACTAGCAATATTCTGTAGCTGTAAACTGTCGTTTATAACGGTGGTGCTTGCAACCTTTATAGCCATCTTCGTATCCTTTACTATTAGCCATATAAGATCATGGTAGCATTAAACGCTCATGTTGGAAAGAAGAACAAAGCTTGGTTCAACCTATGCACTCCGTAGTCTCTGTTCTCTTCAGTAAAGAAATATGTTTCATCATCTACCGCAGCACCATGTGGCACTTTAGAAGCATCGAACAGAAAGCCCCTATTGAACTTAGGCGCAAGATACTCAACCACCTCAAAATCAGATTTAGGCTTCCAAGGATCACGATCCTCTTGGGTAACTCTACCACCATACCTGTATATACTGCCGTATTTATCCTCGTATATATTAGTACCATTTGTTTCAGATTCATTGAGGTAGACAAGACAAACCCACCCATTATCTAAGTGCGGAAACCAGAAGTTTTCTTCGTAATTGTTCCAGTCTGACTTCTTCCAGCGCATAAAGTTAGTGTCTAAGATATCAACACCGTTCTCTTTATAGACGCTAAAGCTTGTGTCATCTAAAATCTCAACAACTTGATCCGTATACTTCTTTAAAGAAGGTTCTTCCCTATGATGGCGAAGATCATAAAACTCTTTCCCGTGCATAGGATGCTCTGTAATTACCTGATTGGTTGGCCCAGATAAAATCTTATCCACTATAAATCCTACGTTGTCGTAGAAGTTATCTATTTGGAAAGCCCTTGTGCCCAGTAGATTAAACTCTTTTACATCCATTATTGCCACCTTGGTCCTTCAAACCACGCCACAAGGCTCTTTCTAGTTCCATGCGTTATAGGCAGAACGCGGTGCTGTAAGTAGCTTGGGAACACCAATACAGTGCCCTTGGCCTTTGATAAGTTATTTGGATTTTCGCACTCAGAAAACTGAAAGTCACCGCCTACATATTCTGATGGATCAGAAAGCTGGACGGTAACACTAAGCTTTCTATCTAAAGGCTGATCACCATCCCAGTTCACATCAATGTGCCAGTCGTAGTGACCGTTCTCTACAGCATGGTATTCTGTATATTGAATGTCGCAAATATTTTCTATTTGGACATGAAAAGCGTTTTTATTTGCCGCCTTAACATAACCCCAAAGAATATCTTGAATAGCCTCATTACCGCTCAACCATGCAACATCGCTCGATCTTACACTTTTATTGGCGTCTGAGTTGTTGAATGTTGTGGCTTTCTGAGTGTTAATTTTTGAAGCCTCAATCAAGATTTTTTCTATGTCTGTATCGGGCATACCACCAGACCACATCTGCCAATTTTGTCTCATCGCTTATGCCACCAAAACTTACGATATTTATCTACATAAACAGATTCGTGTAAAATCATCTGCTGCTCAAGTTTATATTCATCCCAAGCATCATATTGGACATCAAGGGTTTCTCTTTTAAAAGGAATAATATGAGCTAACGGAGAACCTGCTTTAAACTCAAACTCTCCCTCTTCAATACCATCCCAAAAAAACGGCAGATTAACGGGCCTTTGGTATGAATCAGAGTCAACAATACCTTCAAATAAGCGTATATTAGAAAAATGATTAGGTGGAGATTTTATTAACACAGACCAACCTTTAGGTGTTTCCACCGTCCAAGGGCTAGAAAACTTCATTAAATGCTTTCCCAATGGATAATTTACCACAGGGCAGTCTGGACCAATTTGCTGCCAAGCGTGATAACTAATAAACTCTACCCCTGCGTCACCACTACACGACCAAGCTATGTGAGGACCATCTACCATTTCCTCAACCCCTTCAGCGTTGATTATTGGCATTTTGCCATGCTTTACGATGATTAAAAAGTCTGTCCAAGCTGGAAGTATAAAGCCATTACTAACGGCCTCTATAACGGGAACACATCTTTTTATAGTTCCCGGCGCTTGGTGGGGTTGATCAGGAGTTTTTCTAGGAAGGTTTTTTATCCACTCTGGCATAAGCTTTGAAGACTTCACAGGTCTAGGCAAAAGCTCACAACCGCTTTTGTACCTAAACCTGACAAAAGGCTTTTCTTCTTTTTTCTTTAAAAAATTTATCAATAGTGAAATCCCCCAATTACTATTGTTTTTTCTTAGTCGTCACCCACATCGTGCCATATGTTGAAGAACTCTTCTACAGACTGCATTGAGGGCTTTACACCAGTGCTTGGATAATCTAGCCAAGCGGCCCTCCAAGTTGCAAGATCACTTTTCATTTGTGTTGAAAGAGTTTCATACCATAGAGGGTTTATATTATCTATAGTATCCCTAAAGATATTATCTCTTTCAAGGCGTCTATTTTGTTTTTCTAATTCCTCAAGATCCCTAGTTTCTACATATGGATCTGGCGTATTTGTAAGGAGCCAAGTTCTAAGTTTTTCATTGTTTTCAGAATGCTCTTCACCATCCAGTATATAAGAGTGAACATCTGGAATGCCGCTTGATGTAGTAATGAAAACAACACTACCGTCTTCTTGCTCTCTGGCGCTATGTATTTGCTCAATTACTAAGGTCATGTTGCATTAACCCATCTGACATAAAATTGTGATGTATCATTTGAGTTCATTTGTAAATTACCACCCGGAGCTACATAAAAAACTCCAAAACCAAGTATGCCCCCGCCTCCTATAGTATTAATATTATACTGAGTCTCTATATTGTTTGCATAAGAACCACCATAGGGCGGTGCAGTATAAGTGCCTATATAGCCAGACCTCCCAAGAAACGAATTGTTACCGTTCATGGTGAATCTGCCCGGTCTACTAACTTTATTACCCGTCGTATACCAAACTCCAATGGCCCCAGTGTTTCCACCAGAAATAGAGGTGGTCGTCTGATTTATCCAAGCTCCAGTAGAGGGGTAGTTATTATTATTAGAAAACTGTGTAAACCAACTTGGCTTGCCCGTATCTCCAGACGGACCTGTTGGACCTGTGGCTCCAGTTGGACCTGTTGGGCCTCTGGCTCCCGTTGGGCCTGTGGGGCCTGTTGGACCCGTTGGACCCCTAGCTCCCGTTGGACCCGTAGCACCGACCTCGCCCTTTTGACCTTTTTGCCCTTGTGGACCCGTTGGGCCAGTTGGTCCCGTTGGGCCTCTGGATCCAGTCTCCCCCTTCTGACCTTTTTGACCTGTCGGGCCTGTGCCTCCTGTTGGGCCTTGCGAACCTGTCGGTCCTGTTGGACCAGTAGAACCCGTTGGGCCAGTAGAACCCGTCTGACCTTTTTGACCCTTCTGACCCTTTTGACCCGTGGGGCCAGTTGGCCCCGTAGGACCGTTTGGACCCGTGGAGCCTGTCGGTCC